GATCGATCAAGGACCTATTAACTGATACGTTCTTAGATCCAGATGCTCCGGACTCAGCTCTATTTCCAAAAGGCATCATGCTATGGAACACAAGAAGATCTGGTTTTAATGTTAAAGAATACAAAAACAATCACATTAGCACTGCCAAGTATCCAGGTTCGGGAGCAAGCGGCAAGGGTAATACTAGATACGCAGCTGGCAGCAACGAGAGTGTGTCAACATACTTCAAAGACAGATGGGTGACCAAGAACGCGAACAACGAAGATGGTTCGGGCACTTTCGGTCGAAAAGCTGTGAGAAAAGTAGTCGTGCAACAATTAAAGGCAGAGATTAGAACCAACCAAGCAATCAGAGAAGACCAAAGAGGTTTCAACATCATTGCATGTCCAGGATATACAGAAGTAACTTCTGATATGATAAGTCTGAATGCAGACAGAAACTACACTGCTTTTGTAGTAGGAGACACTCCATTACGATTGGCCAGCACAGCCACGGCACTTACAAACTGGGCCAACAACAGTGCAAAGGCTTCAGATAATGGCGAAGATGGTCTAGTAAGTTCAAGCGAATACATGGGAGTATTTTATCCTCCAGGAAGAACCACAGACAATTCAGGAAAAAGTATAGTGGTTCCACCAAGTCACATGATCCTGAGAGTGTTGGCCAACAATGACAACGTGGGATTCCCATGGTTTGCACCGGCTGGTACAAGAAGAGGTGTCGTTGACAATGCTACTGCTGTAGGATACATTGATTCCGCAACAGGAGAATTCCAAACGGTATCATTGACTGAATCTGTGAGAGACAGCATGCACACTGCAAAAATAAATCCAATTACATTCTTCTCAGGTACTGGTATTGTGAACTTTGGAAACTTAACTAAAGCCACAGGGAGTTCAGCACTAGATAGAATCAACGTTTCAAGATTGACTGTGTATCTAAGAACACAGTTAGATAAAATAGGAAAACCTTTTATATTTGAACCCAACGATACTTTAACGAGAAATGAAATCAAATCAGCTATTGAATCATTCCTGTTAGAATTGGTAGGTCAGAGAGCTTTGTATGACTTCCTAGTAGTGTGTGACGAAACTAATAACACTGCTGCTAGAATCGATAGAAACGAACTATATGTAGACATAGCGATTGAGCCTGTTAAATCGGTAGAGTTTATCTATATACCGTTGAGAATTAAAAACACGGGCGAAATAGCGAAACTTGGAGTATAATATATGGCAATTTCAACATTAAGTAAATTTACAGTACCATTGGCCAACGATCAAAGTTCAGCGTCACAGGGTTTGTTGATGCCAAAACTGCAATATCGTTTTAGGGTCGTTCTTGAAAACTTCGGAGTATCAACTCCAAGATCAGAAGTTACAAAACAAGTAATGGATGTGACCAGACCAAATTTAACTTTTGACACAGTCACATTAGATGTGTACAACTCTAGAGTTTATGCAGCCGGCAAACACACTTGGGAACCAATCACTTTGACATTGAGAGATGATGTCAATAACTCAGTAAGCAAATTGGTAGGAGAACAGATCCAGAAACAATTTGACTTCTTTGAACAGGCTTCCGCAGCAGCTGGTATTGATTACAAATTCACCACCAGGATTGAAATGCTGGATGGGGGAAATGGCTCTTCGGCACCTGGCATACTAGAAACTTGGGAACTTTATGGCTCTTACGTTGAATCAGTAAACTACAATACATTGGCTTACAACACCAGCGATCCAGTAACCATAACACTTAATATTAGATACGACAACGCAGTACAAACTCCGCAGGGCACAGGAATCGGCACAGCAGTAACAAGAACTATCGGTTCTCTATCCACAGGCGGCGGCATATAATTTTACATTTCGTTTATAGCAAAAAGAGCGCCTTTAACGGCGCTTTTTTTGTGACTATAAATATAGAGTATGCCTAGCATTAATAATTTCTTAAAAGGTTTTAGCGACGGTCTTCCGGGAATGAAGGACTTCCAACACGCTAGTAGATTATACATAGACGACAACTTTAAATTACTTCCCAAACAAAAATTTTTATTTCACGTGAAATTCACCATAGACAATAGTATACCCGCTAAGCCTTTCAGCAATGCAGAGCAGTTAGAATTAGACATGTTAGTAAAATCCTGTGAGTTACCTAAATATGACATGAACATCGAGGAAAGATTACAATACAATAAAAAAGTTTATGTAGGCACAAGAATAAAGTACAATCCAGTAAACATAGTGTTTCATGATGATCATGCAGACACAGTCAATGCTTTCTGGAAGGCCTATTATGAATACAACATAGCCGACTCGCAATCTGTGAATGGCACAGGCATGATCGATGTGGCCAAGGATGACATGTATCATGACAAGGACAGGAAGATACTTACACAGTTCGGAATGGACAATGCGCAAAAAAGAGGAAAACCTTTTTTGAAGGCCGTACAAATATTTGTTTTACATAAAAAAACATTCACTGGATTCACTCTAGTAAACCCAATCATTGGCTCTTTCAGCCATGACAATCTGGACCAAACAGATGGGCAAGGGATTATGACCAATACTATGCAATTGTTTTACGAGACCGTTATATATACCGCTGGCAGTGTGGATGGAGTTTCTGTACCAGGTTTTGCCACATTACATTACGATAAAGAGCCATCTCCTCTAAGTGTGCTAGGAAGAGGAACAACATCCATATTTGGACCTGGTGGAATTGTAGATGGAATCGGTTCAGTGATAGGAAAAGCCGGACGGGGTGATTATTTTGGGGCGGTGCTTGGAGCGATCAACACCTATAACAATGCTAAAAAAATCAAAGCCAAACAAGCAATCAAGGAAGAACTTAAAGGAATTGTAAAAGAGGGAGTTATTGACATTGGTAGACAGGCGGGCACAATAACCAATCCCGTGGGCAATTTTTCACTAGGTATAGTTGCTGCCGCTGGTGTAGCTGCATCATTGGCAGGATCAAAAAGTTTATCTAATGGAAAGAATCCAAACAATAAGGTTATTACAAATCCGGGCCTTGATAATAGAATATATCTTTCTGCCTCAGAATCTTTCAACTTGGTAGAAAATAATGCAGCGGCCAGAGATAAGGTTGCCGCAGGAATTTATTACAAACAGGTTGGATCCAGAAAAGGTTTGACCCTGAATCAAAGCGAAGTAGAATATACGGCAGCCGCTGATAATGTGAAAAATATATATAGAAATAGAGCATTAACTGACACAACGAAATTGGTGGGAGATGGTTTTATAAAAATTAACCGAGCAGGCAACGAAGTGAATATTGTTGCAGAGAAGGCGAGATTATAATGGCAGACTTTTATACTAATTTGCCGCAAAAAGAAAGTGATAGATTACAAAAAACAATCGATGATCTGACCAAAACTCAGTATGTGGAACCTTTTCAGTTCAACGCTAATGATTATGATACCACTGTGTCTTTCTTTGTGAAGAGGGGGTTTGATAGGCAACCGGCCGAAGAGACAGCTTATGTTATCTTGCAGCAAGCCAAAATAGATTCTGTTCCTGTGACACAAATTCTAGACATACTGAACAAAGCCGATGCTATTCAGTTAAATGAATTGCTGACTGTGGTGTTGAACGCCAACAGATACAAGAGCAGCAGATTGGGCGTACGGAGTGCTAGAACCAGCAGAGATATTGTGTCTAGAAACATCAAAGCATAAATGAAATTTGCTAGAGGAAAATTCGTGATGAAGAATCCTGCCAAGTATGTGGGTACCAAATCTCCAACATACAGGAGCGGGTGGGAACATTCATTCATGCGCCTTTGTGATGAGCACCCTAACGTGTATCAGTGGGCCAGCGAATCGATCAAGATACCTTATCGAAATCCACTCACCGGCAAATACACAATATACGTGCCGGATTTCTTCGTGGTGTATATGGATAAGAATGGCACCAAACACGCCGAGCTAGTGGAGGTTAAACCCATGAACCAGTCCACTATGGAACGAGCTGGTAAAAGTATTGGACGACAGACACAGGTGATTATCAACAGGGCCAAATGGGAGGCTGCTTCTGCATATGCTAGACAAAATAGAATCACTTTCCGAGTGCTGAGCGAAGAACAATTATTCCATCAGGGCAAACGCAAGTAAATATCTACAATGACACGCAAACTTGAAGACATACTAAATTTACCAAATGTAAAAGAAGCATTCGCTAAAGTGGATGCCAAAGAAAAGTCTCGAGAAGACAAAGACAAACCCTCTATACCCAAGAATGTGGATCCCAAGACAGCCAAAGCGTTGGAAAAAACTTACCAAGAGTTTGACAAGATAGCAGCATCTCTGCCACAGGTCAAGGGCTTAGGAGATTTAAGTGACCTAGAGTTGGACAAACTGGCCATGGAAGCAGAAGAGAGCTATAAGAATCTCATGGACCTGGGCATGAACGTGGACAGCAGATATTCTGGACGTATTTTTGAAGTTGCTAGCTCCATGTTGCGCAATGCTATAGATGCAAAATCACAAAAAATCGATAAGAAGCTGAAAATGGTAGAATTACAGCTGAAAAAGCTCAAGATAGATAAGAGCGGAAATGATGACATAAATGAACCAGTCGAAAGCGAGGGCATGATCATCAGTGACCGTAATGAGTTAATGAAGAAACTGCTTAAAAAAGACTAAATATTACATTATGTCAAATTTTAAACAATATCTATTAGAGTCAACTAAGGAATACAGCTATAAAGTAAAGGTAGTTGGTGATCTAAGCGAGGATTTTGGCAAAAAATTAGAATCAGCATTGGCCAAGTACGAAGTAAAAAGTCTATCTAAGGGAAAAAAAACGCCAATACAAAATACCCCATTGGACTTCCCAGGAATTAAAAATGAAGCAGTCACTATATTTGAATTAGTCACTATGTACCCGGCATCTGTGTTTGAAATGAAAGCATTGATTACCGACAGCATGAGATTGCACGCCAATCAAGTGGTTGTGAGGACCCCGAATGATCCCACCGAACAATATCAAGCGGACATGAACGTTAAAATAACATCTGAATTCAAAAGCGTATTACAAGATGTGGAGTACAAAGATGCTCCAAAGATCAAAGCGGACGAGGTGTACGGAGACAAGGCAAACCAGAGCTTACTCAAAGAATTATTGAAAGCAAGAAAAGAAATAGAATTCGCTGCCAAGCCAAAAGTGGAGCAAGAAGTGACGAAGAATGAAGGTGACAAGAAAAATACTGGTTCACCAATACAGGCCGCGCACAAAGGTCCAGTAAAAGGCAACCCGGATCCAGCAGGAAAATAATTTTATGGAAATGATCGACATACTATCTAAACTGAGACAGATTCAAGAGAATAATCCAAACGCCGAAGTTGGTGACGCAATCAAGAGCGTGGAGGCAACCAACGGTGTTGAAAAGAATGAAGGCGAAATGGGCGAAACCATGACACGCCAACATTTCCAATATGTGGCTGACATGTTAAAAAACATTGAAGATGTCACCAAACGAGGTGAGTATGCTCAACATCATTCAGCAATATTCCAACATTTTAATCCAAATTTTGATCATGAAAAATTCATGCAGGCAGCGGGGGTTTACACAGTGAGCAAGGGTGAAAACACACAAGCACCGGTAGGGAACGAAGATGCAACCAACACAAAAGAACTAGAATCACAATTAGAAAAACTAAAACAGAAATACAACGCTCAAATGGCCAATGCCTATGCAGGCAATCCTGATGATACTGAAGAGGAGATGGCAAAGATAGAAAAGCAACTGGGCATAACACACGAGGGAAAGAAAATGAAAAAAGATAAAATGAGTGAGTCAATAATGATTGCCACAGATTCACCAGAAGAGGCATCCATGATGATGCAAATATTAAAATTGGCAGGAGTTACACCGGTCAGCCAGAACATGATCAATCAACCAGCCGCGGAAGTTCCTGCGGACGCACAAGCGGACGAAACATATTCCAACACACCAGATCCAAAGGTCAGCAACATCAAAGCAGTGTTGCCATCGGGTGATGACCTGCACAAGGCCAAGGGCGCATACATCAAGGCAGCCGGTGGAGACAATCCAATGGCAATCAAGATGGGCGAATCTGAGATCACTGAAGAACAATTATCAAACAGTCTAAGATCTCAGTATGAGAGTTTCAAACAGACATATCAAGAAGCTGCCAAAGCAAAACCAGATTTCTTAGATGTGGACAAAGATGGTAATAAAGCAGAGCCTATGAAGCAGGCTATCAAAGACAAAGAAGGTAAATAATATATATGGCATCATTATCAAGAGTATCAGGAAACGACACAGCAGTAGGAACAATATATGCTGTCAATGTTAACCTTTTTTTATTAACAGTAAAAAAATTAGACACAGTTGCAGTGGATCTAAGGAATGAAGATTCTTCAATAGATTTAACTGTGGAACAAATAGTAAAAGAACTTAATCCTCTGGCTTATTTTGTTACTAATAGCTCTGCAGGTACAATTCATTTAGTAATGGATAAAAATGCTACTGCTGATGACATACAATTAAGAGTTAGAAGAATTGCAACATCTAACATCGATGGATCTACTGTTGGTTCAAATTTTATTGATATTGGTGGATCTACTGTGGTAGCAGCGACATCATTTACCGTAGCTTAATTTTACCAAATACCCATTATCTATATAGTAGTAGTGTGTTATTTTACACTTAAATAATAGCCATGGCATATATATCATTAGATTCGGAGCAGGTCAAAAAAGCTCATAAGAAACACAAATATACCACCGAGCAGGTATTAAAGCTCGAGCAGTGCATGGACCCCAAGACCGGTCCTTTGTACTTCATGAAAGAATTCATGAGGATACAGCATCCTACCAAGGGCGAGATGCGTTTCAGTCCCTATCCATATCAGGAGAGATTGATCGAGAGTTACAACAGCCACAGATTCAGCATTGCCATGCTGCCACGACAAACAGGCAAGACCACTTGTGCGTCTGGCTATCTGCTATGGTACGCCATGTTCAAACCTGACTCACAGATACTGATCGCGGCACACAAATACCAAGGAGCATCAGACATCATGTCAAGGGTGAGATATGCCTATGAGATGTTGCCTGCGTGGATCAAGGCAGGTGTCACACAGTACAACAGGAA